AGTAGGTGCGTCTGGCTCTAACGCCCGTATCCTGACTTCTGCAGACACTATTGACGCTCTCATCCTTGATGGTGGCTCTACTGGTGAATCTGCTGCACGTTTCCGTGTTCACGTAGTTCTTGCGGATATTTCCAAGAACCCCGTAGAATCTGCTACAGTTTCTACCGGAACATAACAATACTCTTGGGGGCAGGGCAACTTGCCCCCTTGACAACTCTGTGGTTGCGTGGTAGGTTCGGCTAAACCAGCCGGGAGATACACCATGCTACTACAACTTCTACACGAAAAAGAAGTAAACTACTGCCTCGACAACTGGGGCAAAAATGAAGACGGAGCAAAGACACAGCCTAGATCAGATGGAGAGAAACTAAAGGACAACGAAGAGTGTCCTGACATGTTACCAGAAGTACGGCAACTTGTTTCTACACGACTATACAACAATCCATACCTAGAGTCTGTTATATGTCCAAACAAAGTATCAGTTAATTTTTACAACGAGTACAAAGAAGGCGGATACTATCACAAGCACATAGATACTTTTCGTGCTGCACCCAAAGGTAACAACGTATACTTTGACTACGGATTCTCACTAGGACTTACAGACGACTACGAAGGCGGAGAGTTTGTATTAGAGAATGAGATTGGTGAGATAAGCTACACTGTAGGTAAGGGACAGTTACTTGTGTTCCCTATAATTTACGCACACGGTGTAAAACCTATAACAAAGGGAACACGTAAAGCAATCATAGGATGGATGTCAAGTAACGTATCATACGAACAAAGTTACATTCTCAAAAACTTATACGAAGTAAACGCTGCATTTATAAAAGACAACAAAGAAGACATGGCCTTAAAATCTACCCTCGTTCAAAACTATTTGGCAAAGCATTGGGGTAGATAGCATGAACTACATCACAAGTAATATTCCGTACTTCAAAGCGTGGGTGCGTAGAGAGTACACAACAAACCACGACAGATACCACGGTGAGTTTCTACACGCTATGGTTATCGCAGTAACTACTCTACCCATGCGTACCATGTCTTTTCAAGTGTTGTTCACAGGATGTGAAGACGAAGAAGACAACGTACACGGTGGTGCTATGTGGGCACGAATGCCCTTGACTGCACTGGTAGGTGATACACCCTTCGATGAGTGGCCTACACCTATGCCCACACACTTAGCCCAGCCGTGGGATTGCCAGTCACATCATCATTCGGTGTATGTGTTGAACAGGGCTACCCCCTGCCCGTGGTTGGCTAAGATAGATGGAGACTTCTTTCCTGCCAAGTATTACTTCACTGTAGACTACACAGACAGCGAAGTTGCAGACGATCCTGCACAGCACAAACAAAGCCACGTCCTAGAACTTTTGGATGCTGGCGAGTGGACAGGCAACATAGTTGCACTTCCTAACAACAGAGTACGGGTAACCAACCCTGCTTGGTTTGTAACGGGCGATGGCCCACCGGACTTCGCTCCTAGTCAGTGGGTCCATCATTCTAAACAAGACCCGAACTACGTAGAAGATACAGCGCGGGTATTCAACAACCTCTATGCGGAGAGCGATTATGAAGAAGATGATGAAGAGTAAGGGCATGGCTAAAGGCGGAAAGCGTGGCGGTGCCAAGAAGAAGATGGCTAAAGGCGGTATGCGAGGTGGTGCCAAGAAAATGATGCGTAATGGTGGTAAAGCCATGAAGTCTAAGGGCATGGCAAAGGGTGGTAAGCGCGGTGGCGCAATGACCCTAGCAGCTATTCGTTCTGCGGCTAAGAAAAAAGGTTACAAGCTGGTAAAGGCGTAGTCAGATGGCACGTCGTGGATTGTATGCCAACATAGCAGCCAAGAAGCGTCGTATCAAAGCAGGTAGCGGAGAGAAGATGCGTAAACCCGGAAGCAAGGGCGCACCTAGCAAAGCCAACTTCCGTCGTGCTGCACAGACTGCAAGGAAAAAATGAGATGGCAAAGAAGGCACCACCCAAGCCCAAGAAGAAGAAGTCTAAGGGCGCAACACCTAAAAACAAAGCGTTGTACGCTCGTGTGAAGGCAGAGGCCAAACGTAAGTTCGATGTCTACCCATCAGCATATGCAAATGCTTGGCTTGTTCGTACGTACAAGAAACGTGGCGGGACGTATGCCTGATGGCTAAACCAAAGGGCGGCTTGACAAAGTGGTTTAAAGAAGACTGGCGGGACGTAAAGACCGGCAAAAAGTGCGGTCGTTCTGGTTCTGAAAAGAAGAAGCGTCCCTACCCAGCTTGTAGACCAGCTAAAGTTGCAAAGCGCATCAGCAAAAAAGAAGCAGCGAAGAAGACCGGACCCGGTAAGGTTAAGTGGTCCGTGACTGCGTCTGGCAGAAGGAGGAAGTCCGGTGGCAAAAAGAAAGCCTGACAAAATGCCAGCCCGTAACAAGAAGAACTTTCGGCCTACGAAAGCGGGGGCTGGCATGACAAAGGCTGGGGTAGCTGCATACCGACGCAAAAACCCCGGCAGTAAATTACAAACTGCTGTGACTGGCAAAGTGAAGCCCGGAAGTAAAGCAGCCAAACGACGCAAGTCATTCTGCGCCCGTTCTGCAGGGCAGATGAAGAAGTTTCCCAAAGCTGCAAAAGATCCGAATAGCCGTCTGCGCCAAGCACGAAAGAGGTGGAAATGTTAAACCTACTTATTGGACCAATTACACAACTAGCAGGTACGTGGCTTGAAGGAACGGTTGAGACAAAGAAAGCTAAGACTTTGGCGAAAGTCGCAACGGCCAAAGCTGAAGCGACTATTATGGAAAAAAAGGCGACGGGCGAGATTGATTGGGATTTAGCTGCAGTTAAGGGCAGTCAAAACTCGTGGAAAGACGAGTGGCTGGTAATCTTGTTTTCCGTGCCTCTCATATTAGCATTTATTCCGGGGATGGAAGATGTCGTATCACATGGATTTCAGCAACTGGAGCAAATGCCTCAATGGTACCAGTACAGCTTGGGCGTTATTGTTGCTGCAAGCTTTGGAGTTAGAAGTGCGACGAAGTTCTTTGGAAAGAAGTAAACATGGCAGAAATAACGATGGAAAGATTCCTCAAGTGGAAGATACTACCCCGCTTGATGATGATTATGATGTCAATATCCGCTTGGCGGGTAGTGGAGTGGTT